GAGGCACCCGCCCCGAATTGTTCGCTGTTGCTGCCCGAGCCCGGCGAACTAATCGGACCCGGCGACGCTAGTAACCCCAGGTTCGTCAGCGCCGTAAGCAGATCGCCCGTTGGCTTCGCAACTGGTGTTACCCCATAGAAACCAAGCAGTGCTTGAGTGCCATCAGACTGGATCTGCACGCCCAGCCGCTTGCCCGCGTTGCTCGATGTGTAGTCACCCGCGTAGAGCAGCAGATTGCCTGACCAGGTCGCGTCGGTCGACGTGTTGAAGCTGGAGGAGATGATGCCGCAATTGCGCAGCGCCGGTAAGCTTGATGTGCCCTGTAGATCGAGTGTTGAACCAGAAGTTCCTCCACAGACATTGACAATGTTAATCGGATAATTCATAGATCCGATTACCATTGAATTCGCCGACTGTGGAAGCGCATAGGTGCCTAATGCGATCGTATCGGAATACCCTGTTTGTGCATAATAGCCGACACACACTGAATATCCAGCAGAATTTGTCACTGCCGTGCTTGCACCGACACACGTGTTGTATCCACCAGTTACCGAGACAGCGTACCCAACCAATGTGCAAGATCCATTGGCTGTGCTAGCACTATTTCCTATGCATGTCGTGTTAGAACTGCTAGCAACGGCGCCAGCACCAAATTGTTCTGAATGAGTCCCACCCGGCGAACTGATCGGTGATGCGCTGGTCAGGTCGGCCTGCGCAAGTGTGCGGAACGTCGGCGCTTGATCTGAGCCGGTCGAGGGGCCCGCGAGGAACGTATTCTTGACCCTGGTGGCGGCGGTCTGGATGTACCGCGAATCGAGCCCGGAGAGCGGCAGGTCGTCGGCGATGACGTACCAGATGGCCGGAGTGGCCGCGTACTCGACCTGGATCGCCTGGGATGCGAGCGTCAGGGTCTTCGTGTTCGAGCCGCCGGCCGTGTTGAAGACGTCCGAGCCGCCCGCCTGGATCGTGACGGTGTTCGTGCCGCCCTGCACCACCTGCTTGACCGCGATCCTGGACCTGTCCGCCGGCGTTGTGGGCAGGGTGATCGTGACGCTTCCGGAGGTAGTGTCGACCGGTATCAGGTCGCCGACGACGGCGTTGTACGCGCCAGTTTTCACCGTTGTTGCGGCGTAGGCCATTGACCCGGCTGGCAGATCGGCATTGTCGATCGCCCGAAACGTTGGGGCCGCGTTCGAGCCGGTAGCCGGGCCCGCAAGTACGAGGTTCTTGGCCTGCGCGATCAGGCTCGCGGGTGTGAGCGTGCCGCTGGTTGTAACCGGCGTGTCAGCGCTGGCCGTGAAAATCGTGCCATCGCCAGTCCAGGAAACTGAGGTCACGGTGCCGCCGCTACTGGCCGCCGCTGCCCAGGCCGGAGCACCGGCAACGACGGTGAGCACCTGGTTTGTCGAACCGATCGCCAGTCGGGTTCCCGCTCCTGATGTGCCGCCGATGATCACATCGCCAGCCGTGGTCATCGGGTTCGTCATCCCGCCCGTTGCCGCGGCCCAGCCGATGCTGAAGTCTGCGTTGACGGTGAGCACCTGGCCGGTTGTGCCGGGGGGCAGAACATCCCAGTCGAACGGCTCGTTCGGCAGTCCCTCGGACGCGACGATCTCGTCGATCACGTCCTCCGGTACAGGTGTGCCGACCGGGAGTGCACCGAGCACGACGTCTTGGCGGTTGAATCTAGCGCCCATCGAATTGCCTTTTTTCTGCTCTCAACGACCTCAGTCGTTTGACGAGATCGGCACGCACGGTTGGCGGTAGACCTCGAGTGCGAAGTTGCTGTTCTACCACGATCAGTTCACGAAGCACGGTTTGCTCGCGCGCCGCGTCACGCACCGGCTTGACGAGTAGGCTGCGCATGGCCCCGCATACGCCGCAAACAGCCATGAGCGGAGTCACCTTTTTCTCGAGGCCGCCGCACGCGGCACACTCGGTCTCGGAGCCCAGCTCGTCGGTCTCCTGGTATGCGGGCGGAGGTTGGGGTGGCACCTGGCGTGCAGGGATCGGCGCCGGGGGCCGGACGTTCACCGGACGCACGCTGTCGCAGTGCGGGCAACACGCGACAATCGGCGTGACCAGCTTCAAGAGGTTGCCACATTTGTCGCAAAGATGTTCGGTCATGACGCAGCGCAGAACCCGAGGGCCACGAGGATTGCCGTGATCGCGTTGACCATGACCGCGTCTGTCCCGGTTGCCAGACCCGGATATGCGGCTTTGGCTGGGGGAGTCGTCACGCCGTTGGTCGCGATACCGCCGGTGACGACCAGAGTCGTGCCGGTGAGTGCCGCGGGGAGTGTATAGGAATAAGGCGCCGCCCAGGCCACACCCGCCGCCGCCGCGGCAGAGCAGGTCAGAACGTAGCCGTCCGTGCCGGCCGCGAGCGTGCCCCATTCCAGCCCGGGAGTGGGCGAGGTCGTATTGTATGAGGTCGTCTTGTACGTCGTTTCTAGCGACATGACCTTGCCCACGGGGATGGCCCCGTGAGCGACGTTCTTGCGATCGAGGATCATCGGGTTGCCTCACGTGGGGTTGGAAACTGGCACAAGAGCGTAATTGACCGAACCCGACATGGTTCCTGTTCCCGTGAACGCCAAGGTTAAAGACTCACCTGGTACGCAGGTCAGCCAGGGGCAGGGAGAGAACGGCACGGTGCAAGACGCCCCCGACGCCATGGAACCGATCGGGAATTTGATCGTTGTTGTTGTCGTCGAATAGAGCGAGACGGCCGTGAATGCTGCGCCGGCGACCAGGGACATCTGGAAGAGCGCAATCTGATAACCAGCGGCCGGTGCCGCGATGATCACGCCGGTCGCGGTCGGTGCGAACGAGAGTTGCGAAACCGGCACGGGCGTTGAACCTGTGTGCAAGATGCCGATCTGCTGAGAAACCGGCGTGGTAGCTTGATACGGCATGAAAGCCTCCGAGCAAGCAGAGCCTCCCGGGGTGGATGTCCCCCGGGTGCCCCTGCTAGTAGCACGCAGAGCGTGCGCGAGTGAAAATCAACTCTGCTGAGCGATGGTCCAGGCGTCATAGGTCGGTGCACTGCCGGTCGCCGTGCAGACGAATGCGACCACCGCGTCTTTCGTGGCAAACGTTGGCGCTGCGCCGCTGCTGCCTGATAGCCATGAGATGGTGGTCGGCCAGGTCACGCTCGCCGAAGCGGCATGCAAAAACTTGATGATGATGATCTGGCCCACGGACGGAGTGAGCGCACCACCGGCCGCGCTCAGGAAGCTGATCGTGCAACTGCCGCCGTAGGGCGTCCACACGAAATAGCTGCCCAGCGTCCAGTCAAAATAGCTCGTGCCACCAGAGCCCGGGGTGGCTATCGCGACGACCGACATCGCAGGTCCGGGTAAGGCGACCCAGCTCTTGCCGTTCGAGCTGGGCATGAAACCGGCCGGAGCGCTTTCGTCGGCCGGAGTGCTTACTGTCGAGGTGGCGCCGTTCAGAACGACCGACGAGGCCACCGTGTTGGAAAGAATCATAAACGTGGTCCTTTCGGTCAATTGAAGGTCGCGATGAACACGCCCGGCGCGGTGCAGGTGACGTGAATGATGTCGATGGCGGAATTGACGTTGGTAAGCACTTGCGTGGCCGCTACACCTGCGCCCACGACGGTGCCCGTTGGCATGGTCACGGTTGTGCCGGTCGAAGTGGACGCTTGTTTGATCACGATGGCGATCCTCTGGCCGACGGTCGCATTCACGAACGTCAGAGCCAGCGCGGCCGACCCGTTGGTACATAGGAATTGAAAAACGCCGTAGCGCGACCAATCGAGCGTGGCGGCCGAGGTGACCGTCACTGAGGCCGCGACCGCGGAGACATTGGAGGGTGCGCTGGTCCAACCCCCGGGTGCCGGAGCGCCCACGGGCGAAAATCCCTGCTGCGGGGTGAGGCCAGACCCGATCTTCTCCCCATCAACGATTCCGAGTTGCATGAGCGACCCCCTCTCAGCAGTTGATGAGCACGCCGAAGTCGGGACGGATCACGCCGAGTGCGTAGCCGAAGTCGACCGTGACGAACAGGGCCTGGTAGATGTGGACGTAGCTGACCATCACCCGTAGGGGAATGCCCTGGAGGTCGATGTACGACACGTCCACAACGTTTCGCGCCTCGTCCGGCGTGGCGATCGGCCGCAAGGCCAGCGCGATGGCGTACTCGTGCAGGGCCAGGTTGGTGTAGCTGTAGACCGTTGCCAGTTGGGCGCCGGCCACGCCCGCATAGGGCTGAGCCAGCACGATGTTGCTGGAATCGGTGACAGTCAAAACTTGATACGGGGTCTTGGTGGTATCCGACGCGAAGACCAGCCACTGACCGGCCGTCAAGGTGCCGAACAATGCGCTGCTGGTGACCGCGGTCGACCCCGCGGTCGTGGTCACGTTGCCGCCCAGAATCGTCTGGATGCGCGCCGAGGTGGTCACGCTCCCGGTCGCGACCGATACCGTGGTGGTCGCGATCACGGCGCTGAGAGTCAGGCTGGTATCGCTGGTGATCGCCGAGACCTTGTATGCGGTCTTGCCCGCATCGCAGCCGAAAGTCAGGTAGGACGTGCCGGCCGTGAGTTGCTGGGTGAACGCGGTGTTGAGCCCGGTGACCGTCGCTGACCCGGACGTCAGAGTGACCTGACCGTACAAAATCGAGCCGGTCGAGGTGGGCATCTGCTGATCCCAGATCGGCTGGAAGTTGAACGCGTGGGCCAGGTTCGCGGTCTGCCGGGCCTCGGCGGCGATGGCCGCGCTGACCAAGCTCTCCTGCACCCAGGCGGAGTCGCCCAGCATCTTGCGGTACACGTTGTTGTGCACCATCAGGCGGAGCTTGTCGGATTCCTCGAGGGGAACCTTCTGGTCAGCCAGCACATCCCACGCCTTGAGCTGGTCTGTAACCGAGACCTCACCCTGCGTGGCCCCGACGATCGGGGCGTTGCTGTTGAAGTTGGCGGGTGTGATCAGGGCCGCGATCTGGCCGTTCAGATACTCACGCGCCCGCTTGTAGAGCGGGTCGAAGAACTTCTGAGCCAGGTCGACCGCGGTCTGCCACTGCTCGAAGTCCTGGAACTGGAGGGCGGCCCCGGCGCGGGTCTGGAAGACCAACGGGATGTAATTCGGGTTGACCGTGGTCGCGGTCAGGATGCCGTTGTTGATCGCCTGCAGCGGTCCCACGTCGGGAAAGTAGACGTCGACCGTTTTGCCGATGCGCGCGGCTTCCGGTTTGACGTCTTTGTACACCGCGTCGAGCAGCGCGGTGCGCCCGACCTTGGCCTGGTTGTAGACGTCTGCGCCCGCCACCAAAGTTTCGAAGAAGGCGCTGAAATTGTTCGCCATGGATGCTGATATCCTTATGTGACATGTCAGGATCAACGCGAAGGTCGTGGCGTCATAGGGCAAGCTAATTACCCTATGGCCTT